AAACCCAATGCTTAAACTAGATAGAGAGGTGTTGGACTTGCACCTAATTGATGTACGTGAGCAGAAAGATAAGCTACTTGAGGAGTGTGGCATCGTTAAAGAAGACTTGATGTCCAACAATAAGCTGGCGGTAGTGCTCGAGTCGCTTGGCGTTGAGGTGCCTATGAAACTCAATAGTAAGGGTGTTCAGGCATTTGCCTTCGCTAAAACAGATGAGGGGTTTAAGGCGTTAGCAGAGCATGATGACCTGCGAGTACAAGCAATCGTAGCAGCTAGGCTGGGCACTAAGTCAACACTTGAAGAGACACGCACGGAGAGATTCATAGCTATTGCGGAGCGACCTAATAGAAAAAGCTTTCTGCCTGTACCCCTGCTGTATTACGGAGCGCGAACTGGACGGTGGGCAGCAACAGACAAGATCAATTTACAGAATATCCCTAGAAAATCTAAGCTTAAAAGCGCTATCGTAGCACCTGAGGGGCACGTGATTATTGGAGCTGACTTATCAGCTATTGAGCTACGCATGGGGCTAGCGTTTGCTGGGCAGTTAGATAAGATGAATATGCTCGGCGCTGGCGTTGACCTGTATAAAGACTTTGCGGCACAGATATATAACATCGGTATGGACGAGGTGACAGACTCTCAACGCTTTATGGGTAAAACATCGCAACTGAGTCTTATCTATGGGACAGGTGCAGTAAAGCTACGCAACCAAGTAAAGATGATGAGTGGTGTTGACATCGGTGAAGAAGAGGCTAAGCGTATCGTAGAGATTTATCGCAGTGAATATACCAGCGTGGTTGCTGCATGGAGAGAGGGAGATAAGGTGCTTGATGCTGTTGCAGAGAACAGCTACATAACGATGGGTAGAAATGATTTAATCCAAGTACACGGGTCGCAAGGCGCTATGCTTCCGTCAGGTCTGTATATGCGTTACCCAGACTTAGTGAAGGAGAGAGTAGGCACACGCTATGAATGGTCTGTAATGAAAAATAAACGTGAACGTGATAAACTATACGGGAGCAAAGTATATCAGGGCTTAACTCAAGCCCTAGCAAGATGTATTATTGCGGAAGCTATGCTACGTGTAGACAAGCGGTATCGTATAGGACTGACTATTCATGATGCTCTTTATGTTATTGCGCCTGAGGATGAGGCTGATGAGGCACTGAGATTTATTATTACTCAGCTTCGCAGAGCACCCGACTGGATGCCTGATATTCCACTTGATGCAGAAGGTGGGTTTGGACGTAGCCTAGAATTTAAGATGGGGAAAATAATTTAGGAACGGGTACCAATGAGCTTACCAGCATGGTCATTTTCATCAATCAAGTTGTTTGAAACGTGTGCTAAAAAATATGAAGCTGAGCGCATAACGAAAGAAGTAAAGTACACAGACAATGAGTCTACGCTTTATGGTAAAGCCCTGCATTTAGCAGCAGAAGAATTTATACGTGATGGCAAACCTATACCTGAGAAGTTCAAGTTCATTAGCGGTATGCTCGAGAAGCTAAAAGCACTTCCTGGCGACAAGTATTGTGAGAAGCAGTTTGGTATTAAAAGCGTAGATGGTGAGCTTGAGCCGTGCGATTTCTTTGATAAAGAAGTGTGGTTTAGAGGTGTTGCGGATTTGCTCATCATTAACGGCACTACTGCACGAGTGATTGATTATAAGACTAACAAAGATGCAAAGTACGCGGATACTAGGCAGTTAGCTTTGCTTGCTGCTTGCGTGTTCCTTGAGTATCCAGAAGTAAAAGAAATTAAAGGTGGATTGATATTTGTAGTATGCGGTGCACTGGTGAAACAGGAATATACATTTGAGCGCCGATTTGATATATTTGGGACACTAACCTCACTGCTGGCTCGAAGAGAAGTTGCTTACGAAACTGGCGTGTTTAACGCAAACCCAAACGGACTATGCAGACGATACTGTGGAGTGCTGTCATGTGTCCATAATGGGAGTCATAAATAGGAAAAGATATGCCAATCAAAAAAGAAAACAGAGATTATAAACACGAATCAGCTCTTGAGAAGAAACGCCCAGGGGCACCCGAAGCGAGAGCAGAACGACAACGTGCTCGTAGAGCACTTGATAAAAAAGGCGTAGACCGTAGTGGTAAAGATGTTGCACACGTAAAAGCACTATCAAAAGGTGGCTCAAACAAAGATGGCTATTTCTTATCAGATAGAAAGACGAATCAAAGCTACGCGAGAGATAGTAATCATAAACCTAAAAACACGTATGACAGAAAGGGATGAGAGTAACAACACGAGGCGTAGAAAAATTAGCGCAAGAAGCAGGGATTTCAGATTCAACGATAGAGCGCCATATTGATGAGCTGGTGTCATTAACACTGCTAGTTGCAAAACGGGAACGGAAGCTATGTAAGCGAGCGATTAGAGCGTGGTACTTCGATAGGAGTTTGAATAAGCCACCACTGTTTGATGTACTCGAAGATATAGACGAAGATTTAATTTAATAACGATTCGCTGCCGTAAGCAGATTGAGGAGAAGCTATGGAAATTATAGGCAATAAAGCTCTGCGTTTTAAACCTCAGAATCCGAGCAGGGTGTCTGAGTTTATCCCAAAGAGTAAGGTAGTTGGTGACGAGGCTATAGTGCATTGGGGTCTTGACGAGTGCATGGTGCTAAAGAATATGGGTGTTAGCGATGTGCCATCGCCTATCAATAAAGACTACAAATGGCATGGGATATATAAGCCATTCAACCACCAAAAAGAAACGGCTGGGTTTCTCACGCTACACAAGAGGGCGTATTGCCTTAACGAAATGGGTACTGGAAAGAGCGCTAGCGTACTGTGGGCGGCTGATTATCTTATGGAGAAAGGTTACATAAAACGAGTGCTTGTTGTCTGCCCTCTATCTATTATGCACAGTGCGTGGAAAGCTGATGCGTTTAGGACGATTATGCATAGGTCGGTTGGTATTGCGCACGGCACAAAGGATGTACGCGAATCGGTGATTAAAGGGCATAGTGAAATTGTGGTTATTAACTACGATGGTATCTGCTCAGTCATGGATGCAATCGATAGAGCTGACTTTGACCTTATTGTTATCGATGAATATAACCACTATAAAAATGCACAGACACGCCGCTGGAAAGCAATGAACAAACTGGTTAAGGCTAATACATGGCTTTGGGGTCTAACAGGCTCACCTGCCTCCCAGCTACCTACAGACGCATATGGTCTTGCTAAACTGATGAACCCAAGTAGTGTACCTAAATTTTATAATGCGTTCAGAGATGACGTAATGCTCAAGGTCACGCAGTTTAAGTATGTACCGCGCCAGAATGCAATGGATATGGTGTTTAAGGTTCTGCAACCAGCAATACGCTATACAAAAGAAGAGTGCCTTGATTTGCCACCGCGTATGTATATAACGCGAGAAGTGCCTATGTCAGCGCAACAGAAGAAATACTATAAGCTACTTAAAGAGCAGATGATTATCGAAGCCGCAGGGGAAGAAATATCCACAGCAAACGCGGCTGTTAACCTTAGTAAATTATTGCAAATCGCATCAGGCAACGCCTACTCAGATAACAAAGAGGTAATCGAGTTCGACTGTAGCAGCAGACAGGAAGCACTACTTGATATTATTGAGGAAGCGAGTAAAAAGGTGATTGTGTTTGCTACGTTTAGGCACTCCATATCCATGCTTGAGGATTTAATGAAGCGAAACAATATTTCTGTTGGTGTTATTCACGGGCAGGTGTCACTGACTAAACGCTCTGCACTCGTAGAGGAGTTTCAAAGTACACCCGAACCACGTGTGCTTATTCTGCAACCACGAAGTGCGAGTCATGGGATTACCCTTACAGCGGCTAATGTTGTTGTGTGGTGGACACCGACGCCATCTGTTGAGACATACTTGCAGGCAAATGATAGGGTTCATCGTGCGGGTCAAGATGCGCCATGCACTGTTATACACTTGTGCGGATCGCCAGTAGAAGAAAGATTTTACAAAACACTTGAACATAAGGGGAATTTATTAGATGATTTGCTAGGATTATATAAAGATGTGCTCACACTCTAGGGAGGCTTAATGCCGATTCTTACCTTACTACCTATACTCACCATACTCGCTATAGGGCTTTTAACGGCATCACTTGTTGTCTTATACTTGTTTGCTAAGGAGCTAAGGGGTGAAGATGAAGAAGATGATTAAGTAGTAAATAATAGTTGACAATAGTTTAGAGTATCACTATAATAACACCATCGTTGAAAGATACGGTTCCCCCACGAAACGGGGTGGTTTAATTGGAGGCATTTATGACTGGTGTAACAGCGGAAAAGCTCGTTGAAATCTATGTAAAGATAAGAGATAAACGGGCGCAGATACAAAAAGATTACGAAAAAGAAGACGGCAGGCTTAAAGAACAGTTAGAATTGGTGACTGGAAAACTGCTTGATATATGTAGGGACACAGGTGTTGAAAGTATGCGTACCACTGCTGGTACTGTATCTAGGTCCGTTACAACTCGTTATTGGACGAGTGACTGGGCTTCAATGTATGAGTTTATTAAGGAGAATGACGCGGTAAACTTGCTGGAGCAGCGCATCCATCAAGGTAATATAAAAGCATTTTTAAACGAGAACCCAGAGAGCGTCCCTAAAGGGTTGAATTCTGATAGTCGATATACAATTAGAGTAGTGAGAGCACGAAATGGATAAAGAACAATTATTAACCGTAGACCAACTAGCAAGCTTCTTGCAAGTATGCCCAGAAACGGTACGTAGATATGTAAGAAGTGGCGATATTAAAGCTGTAAAACTAGGTAGAGCACTTAGATTTAGCAGAGAGCAAATCGAGGATTTCATTAATCGGTTTGCTGAAAAAGATTTAGGGGAAGAACCTAAAGAAGAGGATGACGATGTGGACGAGCAAGATTCACACGACACTGATGAAGAAAATTTAGATTACGACAACATTTAATACTGGAGAAATACTATGAGTAACATGACATTATTTTCAAACGGCGCTAGCGTACCTGCATATTTAAGAGAAGCAGCAGACGACCTAACCGATACCCTTGCGGGTAATAGCAACCAGTACAAACGTATCTCTATTAAAGGGGGCGTTTGGCGCATGATGATTAACGGTAAAGAAATCTCGAAGAATGAAGATCGTTCAATGAACTTCATCGTAGTTGCGGCATCACCTAGTAACACCAGAACATTTTACTCGAAGTCTTACGTGGAAGGTGAAGCACTACGCCCAACCTGCTCAAGTATTGATGGCACAAAGCCTGACGCGAACATCGAGGAACCACAAGCGAATACTTGCGCTGTCTGCCCACAAAACATCGCGGGGTCTGGTGCGAATAATAGTAGAGCTTGCCGCTTTAGTCGTAGACTGGCTGTCATGCTTGAGAACGATATGCG